TATATAGATTTTGCAATAGACAGTGGACACCAAACATCTGCAACAACATGCGGTGCTTATGGGTATGGCTCAGATGGTTATTGGTATTTGCTAGATACTTATTATTACAGCCCACACGAAAAGCCAAACAAGAAAGCACCAAGCGAGTTAAGTAGAGATATATTTAATTTTGAATTAGTAATAAACAAGAAGTTTAAAGCAGGAACAGATAAAGAAACAATAGATAGCGCAGAGGGAGCTTTAAGAAACCAATACTTTAAAGATTATGGTAGAAGATTACATCCAGTAGACAAAGGCACTAACAAAGAGCAACTAATAGATTATTCTCAAGACTTTTTAGCAAAGAAAAAGTTTAGAGTATTAAACAATAATAATAATCAAATATTTAAAAAAAGAAAATGAAAACTACATGTGGTTAAAAGATAGTGTAGAAAAAGGAAAGCCTATTCCAGACAAAACGGAAAAGGCTTTTTTAAGTAGTGAGAAATATTACAACACATACACTAATGATTATGCTTATAGTTATGCAGACCACACACAAGACCAATTTCAGTATTGGATAAAAGACAACTTACAAAAGTTAGGACTTAAGCAATAGGAGGACAAAATGGACTTTTATAATAATATAGCAAGCACATTAAGTAAAAAAGGAATCAATTTAACAGTTGGCACAATATATGATTTGATGGCAGTATGGAAAAGTTGGTATAGAGGCAATGTAAATGACTTTCACTACTATACAGAAGTAGTATGTGGAAAAAGTACAACTTGCGAAAGACTTACAATGAATATGCCGAAGAAGTTGTGTGAAGATTTAACAAAACTATTGTGGACAGAGAAAACACAAATAAATTTAAGTAATAAAAATGCAACAAAAAGATTATGGGAAGTTTTAGACAGTAAAGAAAATGCTTTTACTGTAAACCTTCCTATTTTTATTGAGAAAATGTTAGCCTTAGGAAATGGAGCAACTGTTGAATACAAAGACGAAAAGAACAATACGATAATAGACTATATCGACGGAGATGTAATTATTCCTTACAAATTTACTAACGGTTACATTACAGGAATGATAACAGTAAGCAGATTTATAGAGGAAAAAGGCAAGAGTAAAATATATTATACGCATATAACTTATCATGAATATACAGAAGGCAAATACATAAAACTCAATGAACTATATAAGTCTAATACAGATACAACGCTCGGCAAACAGCTTAACTTTAATGATAAATTTCCTAATATAAAAGAGAGCGAAGTAGTAATTACTAAGAACCCATATTTTCAAATATGGAAACCTAATCTTGCAAACAACTTTGACACCAATAGTCCTATGGGTATCTCAATTTATGCCAATAGCATAGATAGGTTTAAATCATTAGACACAAAGTATGACAGTTTTTATAATGAGTTTATATTAGGCAAAAAAAGGATAGTTGTAGACCAATCTGCTATGAAAGGCGGAATGGAAACAGACGAACAAGGCAACCCTCGTTTCGTACAATATTTTGATAAGAATGACAAAGTTTATCAGGCAATAAATGCAGAAATGAAAGAGCCTGTTAAAGAAATAGACTTTACATTAAGGTACCAAGAACATATAGACAGCATTAATGCAGACTTAAATTGGCTGTCTGAAAATGTGGGTTTAGGAAGTAATTATTATAAATTTGATGGAGCTGGAACTAAAACAGCAACAGAAGTAATGTCAGAAAACAGTCAGGCTTTTAGAACAAAAGTACATTATCAAACAATTGTAAATGATTGTGTTTATGATTTAGTACAAGCAATATGTGAGTTAGAAGGAATAAAAACAAACAAAATAACAATAATTCCAGACGATAGCATAATAGAAGATAAGGACAAAGAAATAACAAGAGCTCAAATGGAAGTAACACAAGGACTAAGAAGCAAAAAGTCTTATTTAATGGATATAAAAGGAATGAGTGAAGACGAAGCAGAAGAAGAACTTGTAAAGATACAAGAAGAAAAAATGTCTAATCAAGAAGCTTTTGGTTTTACAGCTAATTCTGAAATAAAGGAAGAATAATATGCTAACTCAAAGTGATTTCACAAATATAGAAAAACAAGCTAGTGCATTATATGAAAGCTTAGAGCTTGAAATAATAGAGGAAATAGCAACAAGAATAGCAAAAGTAGGATATGCAAATACTGTTGTATTAAACGATATACAGATAGCACAAGAAATGGGAGTATTGTATCAAGATATAATAAGTCTTGTTGCAAAATACAACAATTCTACTTATGAAGAAGTTGCAAAAATATTTGAAGAAGCTGGAGCTAAAACATTAAAATTTGACGATAAGATTTATACTGAAGCAGGTCTGAACCCGTTGCCAATAACTCAAAGCCCAGGCATGGTACAAATCTTAAATGCAACAATAGAAAAAACAGCAGGGAACTTACAAAACTTAGTTATGACTACAGCAAATACTTCACAAACTCAGTTTTATAATGCAATGAATAAGTCATATATGGAAGTTTCTACAGGAGTAAAAAGCTATACACAATCAATACTAGATGCAATAGACGATATAAGTTCACAAGGAGCAGAAATCACATATCCAAGTGGACGTAAAAGAAGTTTAGAAAGCGCTGTAAGAATGAATATTGTAACAAGTGTAAATCAAACTTGTGGAAAACTGCAAGAGTTAAGAGCTAATGAATTAGGCTGGGACTTGATGGAATTAACAGCTCACAGTGGAGCGAGGCCAGAGCATGCAGAGTGGCAAGGAAAGATAGTAAGTAGAAGTGGACAAAAAGGCTATTTGGGTTTAGATGACATAGGCTATGGTACCGCAACGGGCTTTAAGGGAGTGAATTGTAGACATGATTGGTATCCGTATTCAAAAGGTTCTGCTAGAACTTACACTCAAGAACAGTTAAATGAATGGAAGAACGAAAAAGTCACATATAATGGGAAAGAATATAGCAAATATGATGCGACGCAGTTACAAAGAGCAATGGAAAGAAGAATTAGAGCAGACAAAAAAGAATTAGCAGGCTTGCAAGGAATACTAACATCTGCAAAAGATAATAAACTAATTGAAGATACTAGAACAGAATTTGGAAGGCGCTCACTATTATACAAGACACATCAAAACGAGTTAGACGACTTCATACAACAGACATCGTTAAGAAAAGATATTACTAGATTATACGTAGGAAAGCAAGATAAGAATATAAGTACACAAGTAGCAAATGTAACTAAAATTGCTAACAAATATAACAAAAGTGACATTGTAGGAAGTAAAATAAATGGAATAAAAATAACTGAAATTGGAGAACACATAATATCAAGAACATATGCAAGGAATGTAAGTTTTGAAGATGTGCAAGATACGTTGAAAAAACCTGTAAAATATGGTAAAATTAGAGCTAACAAAACACAACAAATAAATGGAAAGAATTGTACAATAATAATAAATACAGAAACAGGGAAATTAGTAACTGTATATCCAAAGAAAACGAAAAAGGAATGATATTATGAAAATTAATGATAGATTTGATGAAAGACAAATTGAATTGCTAGAAAGAATAAAAGTAGACGTTAATGCTGATTACGATGAAAGTTCATTAGAAGAGCTAGAAGATATTGTATGTGATGCAATGTTAGATAATCTTGATGAAAAACAAGATTTTACTCCACTTGCAGAAGAATACGAGAAGATATTAGACATAATAGTAGACATAGAAAACAATTTATAATAGCAATTAAGACACTATGAAGGTGTTTTCATTAAAGGAACTTTGAAAAGTAAATGAGTGAACAGGTGAAAGGAAACTAACAGCCTTCAAAAATAGTTATTTAAGACAGTTTAATAGCTGTCTTATTTTTATGCCTTTTTTACGGTAGCAGGCTTAAAAGAACAACTGGGAAAATGCCGACGGGCGATAAACGGGAGGTAAATATGGAAGAAAACAAAGATTTAGAAAAAGAAGAAAACAAAACAGCAGAAAACAAAGAAGTTGAAGGAGCTGGGAATGTAGATACTCAAACTACAGAAAAAAATGAGGGACAAGCTGAAATTGATGTAAAAGCGGAAGCACAAAAAATAGCTGATGCAATGGTTGCCAAGAAAATGAAAGGGATGCCTTCAAAAGAAGAATTGAAAGCATTTAAAGACTGGCAAGAAAGTCAAAAAACAGCTGAACAAAAACAAGCTGAAAAGGATGCTGAATATCGAAAAACACTTGATGAGCTAAACACTTTAAAACAAACAAATGCAGTGCTAAGTGCGGGAGTAAACAAAGATGATGCTGATTATGTGCTTTTTAAAGTAAGCAAAATGGAAGGCGAGTTTGATGAGAATTTAGCTAAGTTCTTGAAGGATAACCCTAAATATTTAAAACAAGAACTTGAACAAACAGAGCCTAAGGCTACTGGTGCACCAGTAAGAACTATAAGCTCTAAAAATGATGGTGTACTTGGAATATTAGCAAGTAAACACCCAGAAATTAATTTTGATTAAAGGAAGGA